ATTGCTGTGTTCGTAGTTGTCGTTGTTGTAACTGTAAAACCAATTCAGTTGTGAACGAGCAGATGAACTTAGCGATTGATAACTACCAGACACGACATCGTGGTCAAGCCAGCGATGAACATCATCTGCAAGGCTGGACTCAGGATTGTGGTAGCAGTCATAACACAGTTCACTCTCTGCATAGTCTGTCCCAGCATCACAAAAATACATAGTGCAATCACAACGAGCACAGCTCCAAGACATCTCTTGGTCACCAGCGTGGTCACTACAGCAATACTCATCGTATTGATTGTCATAATAATAATCGCCGTGGTCTGTGTTGATAACCTCTCCACAGTATTCACAGCTCTGAAAGTTGTTACTGTTAAAGCAGGTTTCACACACCGGTTCTCCAGAACAAGTGCTGTAAGGTGCATTGTCGTTTGTGAAAGTTTCTCCGCAGCCATCACAACACACCATATCGTTGTGACAGTCAGAGCATACAATCTCATACTGATGGGTTGACTCAATGACGGCATCTTCTTCGAGGTCAGTCGAGCAGACTTCGCATTGGCAATTGCTGTTGTTTGTTTCTTCTTCCGGCATTATTTTTTCTCTCCAATTGTTTTATTTTCCCTAATACGCTCCAAATATATAATACCTTCTACCAGCATTATTCTCACGTGCGCTCCATATTTTTACTACAGCATTCACAATAATTTATACAGCGTCCGTCGTAGTATATTCTCTCAACAATTAATCTTCTGCTGTAAAACAATTGTCTACAGCGAGAACATTTGTAATTCACTCTATCACCTCTTTTCTCAGCGCAATCTCACACGGCGGGGTGCACGGCGGCACAAAGAAAAATTTATTTGTCGGGATAGGAATAGAGCATTGTGAAAGTGAAAAGCAAAAAGAAAAGAACTTTTGCTCCACTCCTATCCTATCGACTGCTTTAATCATATGGATACCTGCTGTAATTGTTAAGACATATTTCTTTGAATATCGGTTCCGGCGATTCTACTTCACCCCATTGCTCGTGGTCAATACAGCCGTTTTTAAACATCGGAGCAGTAAACAACGTTGGCTTAAGGATTGTTTCGCCGTCAACATTACCATCCACGTAATCAAACGCAAGTTTACACAGCGAAAACTCTTTATCAATATAGCGATATGCATTGCCGGGAAACTTCTTAACGAAGAATATTTCGGTCATCTTCGCTTCCTCCTAATTAGTCTGCCGTCTATACGACTCTTATCACTGTGATAAGTATAATTGCCGTAAACTCCACCGCTCTTATACCCTACTCCGCCGAGTTTCTTTATTTCCGGCAGTATCTTGTCTCGCAGCTTTTTGTCCGCTAAGACTGTAAACATTGCTTTGAGAAAGTTATCCATTGCTAACTCGTGTATGTCATCTGCTTTCTTTTCATACCATACAGCAGTTGACTGTCGAATTGCTTCTTTAACTTTGCCGTCTGTCGGATACAGATTGAGCATAGGTTTAGTATAACCCAGCCGTTTGAAATATTCGAGCATCTCTCCGACTCGAACTGCTTCTTTTTTAGTCAGCACTGTAATACCTCCTTGCTGAGTGATATCCATCTTCCCAAGCCTGCTCGGTTGCATCAATCATTGCTTGTGTATGTCCTTCATCCAGCTCTTCTTTCAAACCGTAGCGCATCTTTTTTACAATGCCGTTAACATTCTTTACTGCTTCTAATTGTTCCGGCGTTAAATATTTTCGCAGCATTTTCCATTTCTCTCGCTCCCATACATCAATACTTCGCTGCCATTTTTCTACTTCGCTCATTTCAAAGTATTCTTTCGGCGGTATGTGATGCACTGCTGTTTTTAATCGCTCTTTCAAACAATCTTGCTTTTGTTGTGAATCAGGGAGCATTTAAATCAGCTCCTTCTTGACGTATGTGCTCTGTGCCATACTCTTGTTGCCGTGATTGAGTCTGCCCTCAGCAAGGTTACTGTGAAGACGGCGCATTGTCTGCTCGGAATCCATAATGCGCTCGACCAATTCAATCTTTGCTCGCTTGTAACCATCTGATACGGCATTAGGATTACCCTGTGCTCGTTCAAATGAAATACAGCGCAATACATCGCTGGGTTGGGGTTTGAGCGTTTTGAATCGCTCTCTAGGTCTACGGCGTTTTCTACTGCCGGATATTGGGGTTTTTGCTTTCTTCTCTCTCTCTGACAGCAGTTTTTCCAATAGGAGCAACTGTTTATCTGACAGAGCATTGATGTCTATCTTTTGCTTCATTTTTTTCACTTCCAGCGCCACGTTTTTTAGTCACACAGCGCAGTAATTTATACAACACGCTGTGAATATATAAGACCTTGTACCAGCAGATTTTCTCATCCCAGCGAACAGTCTTGCTGTAACTAATCCAGCGTAGCGTAAAAAATCGCGGGGGAGCATAACGTATACTATTAGAGCTATACGTTAGGCCCTACAGCAATATTATAGGCTTATATTATATCTAAGCTTAATAGAGCATAAAAGAAAGATAGTGCTATATAGTAATACTCTATAGAGCATATAGTATCATATAGAGCTATAATATACACTTCGACGTATGCCTTTAGTAATACAGCACACGCACACACACTGTAGCACACTAGTTTAGCTGCAAACGTTTTCTCACGGGGGAGCAAAGCGCTTGGCTGCCCGAATTTTGCTCCGAGCGAACCGTCGAGCAATCCAAAAAGGCTATGGAGCGGAAAAAACACAGCAGTCCTTTTGCTCCGAGCAGTTTCTCATCGAGCGGAGCGGGGCGCACGGGGTATATTGCTACAGCCCAACTGGGCCCGATGCAGCAAAATTTTTCTCACCGCGGCAAAACGTTCTCAGCGAATGCAATTGCTCAGAGCGAAGCGATTGCTCAGAGCGTTCTCATCTGCTCCGAGCGGTCCATTCACCCCGCAAACCCCGCTAAGGGTCGGGACGTCTCCCTGCTCTTTGGTTTCGAGGAGCTAACTCGACCGGCTTTGTCCGGTTTGAATATTGTGAGCAGTTTACTAAGACTTACTCAGGTCTTGGACTCGGATATCCCCTACCGAGCAATCAATTTCATTTTGGGGCTTTTTGTATTTATCCACCGATTCATTTTGACTCGGCACTTTGCACTACAGGTTTTTCTTCGTCCTTCCGGCACATTGTCACAAATTTTACATTTGCGAA